CTACTTTTGGTCGCAATCCAGCGACTGCAGTGGTTGACGCGTGAGCTGTAAATCCCAATAAGGACATTTGGTCCTTGGAAAGAAGTCCTAGCAAATGCAAGGATCTTTACCTGGGCCAAAGCGCCCAGCACCCGTCCTAAACATGGACGGTAGCCGGAAGCAGGTGTCCTTTGTCACGGTGGTTAACAACCTCCCTGACCCGACCAAGTGTCACAATTGCGGTGCCCCTCGGGGTCCGCATATGTGCATCTGATCGGCGGATCACTTCTCCTTGATCGATATGACGGCAAGCTAGGGATTAGTACACCTCTGATAAGGAGGGACTATGAAAAGCCTGACGTCACTCTGGTCTTGCACAGCACATGAAATGGCTGTGCGATGTTGTACTAGCGCCACTCGCGACATAAAAACTGTCGTGAGTCGAACTGAACACGAGGGGGTCTCGTTTTTGGCGATATCCCTGGCGGACTTTGGAAAAGCTGTCCAAAAATGGCTTGACCAAGGTCACGTCGTCCCTTCGGACGTTCCTTCGTTTAAAAAGGATCGTCTTACTGGTCTCCCTGTATTTCTACAAGGTTTCCTTGGACGTGTGTTCTGTTCTGTTAGTGGCACTCTATTGGACGATTATGACATTGAAGCAATCTATGCTATTCGTCAGCTAACGCTGATGTTTAGCAAGTTCGCTTTCTCTGAAGAGCATCCGCAAAACGGTAGCTCTGCACGGGTGGTAACACCCCGCCGAGAGAGACGAGCAATGTCTGACTTCGTTCAATGTGAGCAGGAAGTTAAGTTCTCCGATTCTATCTTGGATCCTTCTTATATGGAGGATTTCAAGCGAATGTCGGGTGTGCTTTTTGGCGAGTTGTTCTCCAAAGTGGACAGAGATGTCCATTGGGGTAGACTCGTCTTTAAGCATGGTCCAGGCGCAACCGCTGATCGACTAAGCAGTAATGCTAAGTGGAATCAGCGAACCTGGACTAACCGCCTCCAGCAGGTAATTCCTGCGGAAGAGGCTCTTTTCATAAACCCTCGGGTTAATGAGAAGATTAACTTCCTCGAACCCGGTTCGGAGGTGCCCGTTAGGGTCATCACCGTTCCTAAAACGCTCAAAACTCCCAGAATTATTGCCATTGAGCCTACTGCTATGCAATTTGCACAGCAGGGCTTGTTGCGCAGTATTCTTGACTCGTTTAAAGAGGATGGTTTCCTCTCGCGAGTTATCGGATTTGACGACCAAGAGCCTAATAGGCGATTGGCGTTACGAGGTTCTCTTTGCGGAGACCTCGCTACACTCGATTTGAGTGAAGCTTCCGATAGAGTTTCGAATCAGCATGTACGAGCGATGCTTTCTGACCATCCGGATTTGCTACGGATGGTTGATGCGTGTCGATCTCGGAAGGCTGATGTGCCTGGCCACGGAGTAATCCGTTTGGCCAAGTTCGCATCTATGGGTTCAGCTCTCTGCTTTCCGTTCGAAGCGATGGTATTTCTTACCATTATCTTCCTCGGAATAGAAAGGGAACTTAGAGTCCCGCTTTCTCGGAGACAGTTGATCAAACTGTTCTCAGAGCAGGTGCGTGTCTTTGGGGACGATCTTATCGTTCCCAGAGAATATGTACTGCCCGTTGTTGACGAACTACACACTTTTGGGTATGTGGTTAACGTCAGCAAGTCTTACTGGACCGGAAGGTTCAGAGAGTCTTGCGGAAGGGAGTACTTTGATGGCCATGACGTTTCAATCGTCAAGGTCCGTCAAGGAATCCCTACACAACGGCAGGATGCGAGTGGAATCATATCGACAGTTGCCCTCCGGAACCAGTTTTACTGGGCCGGTTTGTGGCAATCTGCGCGATGGTTGGATGACCGTCTTGGGAAAATTTTGAATCACTTTCCCAATGTGGCTCCTACTTCTCCGCTACTAGGCAGGGAGTCGGCGCTGGGTTATCAATTCCAGCGTCTTCATCCGTTCACTCACGGCCCATTAACCAAGGGCTATTATGTGAGTGCCAAACCTCCTCTTGATCATCTTGAGGGGAGTGGTGCCTTGTTCAAGTGTCTCAATGGAAAGACAAATGAAGTCTTCGGCTTGCCGAAGCTTCAGATGTCGGACCACATCGACAATTGTGATGTTGTTGATGCTGAGCACTTGGAGCGTTCTGGACGCCCCGAGCGCGTCAACATCAAACTCGGGTGGAGACCTCCGTTTTAGGACGGAGGATGGGGTAATACCCCTGGGGGATCTAGCGATCTCTCCCATCACCCTGATTCGGACCAGACTATTAGGCCTAGTCCGTTTTATGGAGTGAGACAGGAAGGTGGCCGCAACCGAAAGGTTGCACAAAAAGCCCCCGTGTCCCG